TGGGAATTATGGCCAATTCACAGAAACCAGACAATGTACTGAAGCTTGCGGGCACTTACCGCAAGGACAGGCACGGTGATCCTGACGCAAAACCAGCCTGGTCTGATGACGCTCCAGAGATGCCAGGCTTTCTTGATGACGATGACTACGCGCAAAAGGAATGGCTGCGTGTTCTGAGGGACGCGCCACCCGGGGTTATCACCAAGACTGACTGTATGGTGTTTGCACAATACTGCATGTTGTGTTCAAAACTGGCAGAACAAAAACACAAATTCACGTCCGCAGACCACACACAGCTAAAGCTGATTCAGCAGCAACTTGGTTTTACTCCGGCAACACGCGGCAAGATTGTCGGCAGACCCATCAATCCAGATGATAACGGCTGGCAATCACTACCAAAATGAACGGTTCGGGGCGTTGCCTCCGGTATGTTGATGACGTACTGAGCGGCGATCAACTTGCACCGCTGTACGTCAAGCTGGCATGTGAGCGGTTCAATGCAGACCTGGAGCGGGATGACATCTTCTTTCATGCCGAGGGTGCCGACGTCGCCATTGACAGTATCGAAAAACTACAGCACGCCAAGGGTCGGTGGCAGGGGCAACTGATAGTCTTGGAGGACTGGCAGTGCTTTGCAGTCGCCAATGTCTTTGGTTGGAAGTGGGTAAAATCCAGGCTGCGCAGGTTCAGGTACTTCTATTTACGCGTGCCGCGCAAGAATGGCAAGTCATTGCTGGCTATATGCATCGGTCTGATAATGTTTGCGGCTGATGATGAGGCCGGCGCCGAGGCTTATCTTGGTGCAACCGGCCAGGACCAGGCCCGCGATCTGCTGTTTAATCCTGCCAAATACATCGTTTCCAAAGACCGCCAGTTCCGCGAACGGTTCGGCATCGAGGTCAATGCAACCTCGCTGGTCATCCCGGCAAACTTCAGCCAGTTCAAAGCGGTAATTAAAAAGCCCGACGATGGTGCAAGCCCGCACTTTGCGGCATGTGATGAGTACCACCTGCACGAAGATTCCAGCCAGTTCGAGGTATTCGACACGGGCATGGGTGCCCGCCTGCAGCCGTTGCTGATGGTGCCGACCACTGCGGGGAGTTCCCTGGGCGGGCCGTGCCATGACATGGACGGCGAGTGTATCAAGCTACTTGAGGGCACGGTGGATCTGGACACCACTTTTGCACTGATTTATGCGCCGGATAAAGATGATGACTGGGCTGATGCTGACACGTTCCGTAAGGTCAATCCCAATCTGAACGTATCGGTTTCTGAAGACTACCTGATTGACCAGTTAAAGCGGGCGCGTATATCGGCGGAGAGGCAATCCGGTTTCCGTACCAAGCACCTGAACGAATGGGTGGGTGCGAAGACAGTATGGATGAACATGCTGGCGTGGCAGCGGCAGAAGTTGCAAATGCGGATCGAGGACTTTGCCGGCAAGCCATGTCATGTAGCGGTAGACCTGGCAGAACAAAAAGACTGTAGCTCGGTGGCCGCGCTGTTCTATGAGGATGGCAAGTACTACGGATTCTGTCAACACTTTGTTCCCGAGGCGGCGTTTGAGTGGAACGATAAATACAAGACCTTTGCCCTGGGTGGTCACATTGAAGTTACCCCGGGTAATGCACAAGACTATGGCGAGATAAAAAAACACATAGAACACCTCGCCGACAATCACACGGTCAAGTCAGTGACGTTTGATCCGTGGCAAAGCAACCAGATGATGCAGGAACTTATGGATACCGGGCTAGAGGTGTTCAAGTTCACACAACAATTCTCATCCTTTTCCGACCCAATGAAAACAACCGAGACGGCGATATTGGATGGTAATTTCTTCCATGACGGGGATCCCGTTTTAACGTGGATGATGGGGAATATGGCTGTATTCAGAAACAAAGATGATCACATAAAACCAGTGAAGGACAACCCCAATAATCCCGCGTGTAAAATTGACGGGGGCGTGTCACTGATTATGGCGATGAAGGCGTACACGATGGAGGTTGATGGTGGCTCACTGGAGTCCTGGCTTGCCGATCCTGTGGTGCCGGCATGAGGTGGTTCGGGTGGTTCCGTGGTTCGGCATATGAGGGCGGCGCACTAACTAATCCTGATATTGGTACGCAGGACACAAGACCATCGCCGAGCCGAAGCGCCTCCAATATCGTGGTGACAGATGAACGCGCCATGATGATCAGCACCGTGTACGCTTGCACCAGTTTAAAGGCGAACACATGCGCCACCCTGCCGCTGGGGTTTTATGAGCGTACCAGCGACGGCAGAAAACCGCTACCAGAAACTCACTACCTGATTGGCCTGCTCAAGTATTCGCCCAACAACTTTATGAACGCGCTCGAGTTCAGGCAGGCAATGTTTACCCAGCGCGTTTTATGGGGTAACGGATACGCCCGGGTGCGGTGGCAGGGTGAAAGGCCGGTGTCATTGGTGCCGTTGAAGCCCGAGTTTATGACGGTTGAGCGTGGTACTGACGGGTTGGTTTATAACTATAACAAAGAAACAGGCACCGTACATTACGCCCAACGTGACATATTGCACCTTAAAGGATTTGGCACTGACGGGATCACGGGACTGTCACCGCTTGGTTTTGCGCGTGAAAGCCTGGGGCTGTCGGTTGCGGCTGACCAATCTGCTGCCAAGTCTATCGGCGGGCGGGCCAGTGCGGTACTTGAAACAGACGAATTCCCAACAGACGCGCAAACAGAAAAGCTGCGTAAACTGTACGGTGCCGGCGATGTGACGGATAAGTTCAGGTCGGATGGCGGGTTAATGATCACGCCTGGAAACCTGAAGTACCGCGCTATCGGTTTGCCGCCCGACGACCTTCAACTACTTGAGTCGCGGCAGTTCCAGGTTCCAGAGATTTGCCGCTACTTTGGTGTACCTGCGGTTATGGTTGATGGCAGCACCGCAACCACAGCGGCATGGCCGGCGAGTTATGAACAACAGATGCAGTCATTCCTGACGTTCAGTTTAAAACCATTGCTGGATGAGTTCGAGTGTGCGGTAGTGAACACACTGCTGCCACCTACGGACAGGCGCAAGATATTTGCCGAGCATAAGGTAACGGGACTGCTGCGGGCAGACAGTGCGGGCAGATCCAGCTTTTATTCGAGCGCATTGCAAAACGCGTGGATGACATCGAACGAAGTACGCAAACTGGAGAACCTACCCATGAGCGAGGACGTTAACGCCGACGTATTACGCGCACAACTTAACATGGCGCCGATCAGTGAATTGGGGGACAGTAATGAACAGACTTGAGATTCCGCTTGATAAATGCAACCTGAAATTCAGGGTGGACGGCGCACCCAACGCCGAGGACGGTGGTATCTTCGCCGGCTATGCGTCGGTATTTGGCGGGGTTGATTCGTTTTCAGATACGATTATCAAGGGCGCGTTTGTTGACAGTCTAACCGACCGCGACCGGATGCCGTTGATGTTGTTTGGACACGACTCACAGAACGTCATCGGCAAATGGTTGACGATGGAAGAAGACGACAACGGGCTATGGGTTGAGGGCGAGTTCACGCCAAACCATACCCTTGCCGCAGATGTATACGCATCGACTAAGCATGGGGCTATTGACGGCATGTCAATCGGTTTCATGATACCGGAGGGTGGTGCAGAAGATTTAGAAGATGGTGGACGCAGAATAACCAAAGTTGATTTGATGGAGGTATCAATCGTGGGCTTTCCAGCCGATGACGAGGCCCGGGTCAGTCAGGTTAAAAGCGCCATCAAAGCAATTGGATCAATTCGCGATGCTGAGTATTTCCTGCGGGATGCCGGAAACTTCTCACGCGCAATGGCAAAAGCCTTAATTAGCCAGTTACGCCCATTATTTCAGCGGGAAGCTGACATTGAACGCGAACGCACAGAGGCACTGGAAGCAGACCGTAAATGGCTGCGTAACTTAATCAAATAACCGGAGAAGTCAAAATGACTGATCAAGTAGTACTGGAGCGCGCCGAGCTTGAAAAAGCGATGATGGACGCATCCGCAAAGCATGACGCTATTGTGGAGAAAATGCAGGGTGAAATTGATGAGGCTAAAACCGCATCAGTTGAAACCAAAAATGAACTGACTGCCGCAATGACAGAAATTGCCGCAGCAAATGACCGCTTGGTTGCGCTAGAGCAACGCGGCGAGGACGTTGATGACACGCGCCCGGAAACCCTTGGTGAGAAGTTTGCCAAGTCCGATGCGGTTAAATCAATGATCGAGGGTCGGCAGAGTCGCGCACGCATTGAGTGCAAGGCCGCGATACTCAATACGTATCCTGAATCATCCGTGCAACCATTGGTTCAGGGTGACCGGATCATGTCGATTTTTGCCACACCAAACAGGCGTTTGACCTTGCGGGATATTCTGCCGGTCAGCCCTACCACGTCTAATCTGGTGGAATTCACCCGCGAAAACGCGTTTACCAATAACGCAGGACCGCAACGGGACGCAGCCAGCCCGCTGGCCGCAGTTGAAAACCAGACCAAGCCTGAAAGTGCGATCACGTTTACACTGGCGACCACGCCGGTTATCACCCTGGCCCACTGGATACCCGTATCCAAACAGGTCATCAGTGATAGCCCAATGTTGGCGAGCTATGTTAACGGCCGCCTGATGTATGGCCTCAAGCTCAAAGAGGAGACTCAGCTTCTGAAGGGCCTGGGCACCGGTCGCGAGTTGACTGGTTTGCAGGTTGGTGGCACAGCGTACACCGTTGAATCACCGGAACTGACCAATGAGATCGACATCGTTCGCGATGCGATCACGCAGGCCCAGGTTGCCGAGTATTCACCGAACTTCATCGTTTTGAACCCGGCCAACTGGGACGAAATCCAGCGGCGTAAAGTGGGCTCAGCCGATGATCGTTATGTATACGGTGATCCTAACCAGAGTTGGCAATCAACTCCGCTGTGGGGATTGACGCCCATCGTAACCAATAGCCAAACATCGGGTACTTTCCTGATTGGTGATTCAAATGGTTGCATGGTGTTTGATCGTGAGCAGGCTTCGGTTGAAGCATCGTTTGAAAACAACGATAACTTCACCACGAACATGGTTGATATTCGCGCAGAGGAAAGACTTGCGCTGGCCATCTTCAGGACTGAAGCGTTCATCTACGGCTCAATCTGATAGACTCCGCTAGGCTAAGGGGGTGGGGCAACTCACCCCCTTTTATACGAGGTACAGTATGAAATACAGAACCACACAACCATTCATTGCATTTGGCAAAACACCAGAAGTGGGTGATGTCGTGGAGTTGACCGAATCACAGGCAGCGGCTATCCGTGACATGGATGTGGTGGTGCCTTATGAGACCAGAGTCAGGACATTACCGGAGAACAAAGCATTAAAAAAACCATCGGGGTTATCGCGTCAGGCCCGTCATGTAACGAAAAAGACGCGCAGACGCTGCAAGAAAACTGCGAAGAAGTAATTGCGGTTAATGATAGCTGGCGACTGGCTGACTGTGATCATTTGTATGGCGCTGATAAAAAATGGTGGTTACATCATATAGGTGATGTGGCCCGGGATTTTGAGGGTAAGTGCTGGTCATGTGAGCCGCCGGGACATACCAACTGGGGCAAGAAGAACGACGCGGCAGCATGGGGTATAACCCTGCTGGATTGCAGGATAAGTGCCCCGGGGCTATCAACCACTCAGGGCGAGGTTCACTCCGGCGGTAACAGCGGTTACCAGGCCATCAATCTTGCATACCTGCTGGGCGCCACCAGAATCATTTTGATAGGGTTTGACATGCGATGGACCGGCGGTAAAGCACACTGGTTCGGTAACCATCCCGAAGGTCTGACCAATCAGGAACCTGACCGATACATCAAAGCGTTCAGGACAATTAAGCCAGACAAGTATGGTCTGGAAATTATCAACTGTAGCAGGGCAACGGCGCTGGACGCCTTCCCACGGCGTAACCTAGAGGACGTATTATGAAGAGATCAGGGCGGGAACGGTATTTTCAAGATGATGTTACCATGCCGAATGAATCCGGCAAGGGTTTTAAAATCGGCAGTTGGGACAATGCTGTGTCCCGGTTTGGTTGGCGCGAGGTATATGAGCAGGTGTCATTACGCGGCACTGCTGCGGGAACGTCACCGCTTACATATACGGACCCAACCTGGACAATTTTCGGGGCAACCAGTTTCTATGGTTACGTGTTTATAGTAGGCGACCAAGTGTGGCAATCGTTCAAGGTTCCGCATGACGTGTTGCCGGGAACACCAATCCACTTTGTTGCAAACTGGGCACCGGGCGCTATATCAAGCCCGCTCGATGCAGGCTATGTCACATGGGAGTTCGAGTACGCTTATGCACTGGGATCTAACCAGGCGGCGTTTGACTTTGGTCATGCAACCAGCCCACTGACCAACAGCGGCACGGTTACGTGTACCGGACAGCTTGGCAGTGCGGCATATCAGCACATGTCAACCAAG